CTGCATCCCGCGCATCGTCTCGACCGGCGACGGCAGCTCGGCCACGGCTACCACCTGGTGGCGCTTCAGCCGATGGAAGCGACCCAGCACGTCCTGATAGATGACCGGGGTCTCGGCGTTGCCTGTGCGGACGCAGCGGCCCGCGTCGAGGTGAGCGATACCGATGACCGGCGCGTCTACCTCGTCCCGCTCACGGATGACCTCGATGAAGCCGCCGTTGTCCTGGGTCATCACGTCGACGGACAGCTTGGACGAGAACGACTGCCAGCCGGCGCCCAGGTCGGCCATCGCCAGCATGTCCTGGATGGCCTCGACGGTGCGCTCAGGTCCGTCCAGGGTCCATGAGAAGGCGGCGTTGCGGATGGCCAGCGAGTAGACGGCGGATGCCAGGATGGGCTCGGTGGGCCAGAAGTTCCGCAGTTGCCTGTCACGCTTGACCGGGTCCCTGCCCCAGGGCTCGAACTCATCGGCGGCGGTGGCCAGGCCCAGGACCAGGGCGTCAAGCTGGACACCGTAGTCGCCCTCGTTGGGTTCGGGCTGATAGCGGACCGACTGGACTACGGCCTGGTCTTGCTGCTCTAGGGTCACGCCCTATCTCCAGAAGCGGACTAGGGCACTGAAGGTGAATATGTCGGTGCCGTCCGTGCCGGTCGCGACGACCCGCAGCCGGAACATGTCGCCCACCACGAGGCCAGTGAAGGTCTCACGCACCACCGTGGCGACCGATAAGTCGCTGTAGACCAGGGAGGCGAACAGGCCCTGGGCGTGGTGGGCCCAGTCGATGCCGCCGTTGTTGCTGAACTCGGCGAAGAATTCGATGTCGGTCGGCGCGTTGGCGGACAGGATCGTAAGCTCGACCGAGAAGTTCCGGTAGGTAGAGCAGTCGATGGCTTCGGCCACGTCGCCGTCGTCCTGGCTGTTGACCTCGGTGGGGTCCGCATTCAGGACCTGGGCGGTGAAAAGCTGGACGTTGGCCGGGTCGGGGTGATCGTAGGTCATCACCCGGCCATGCTCGTCAACCCGGACTATCAGGTATTCCTCGGTCGGGTTCCCGTCTGCGTCCTCACGCTGCCCCCATATGAGCACGGAGGTGTCCTTGACACGTAAGGTCGCGCCCTTGGTGCGTCCCTCGACTCCCATAGCGGCTACCTCCTACACGGTGACCAAGTCGCCGCGGCTGATCAACTCGGTGGCGATCGCGTTCAGTTCGCCATTGGTGAACGTCAGGCCGATGCGCTTCAACTCGACCCGCAGGGTGGCGGCCGTCCACTCCTGGCCTCTGCGATGGGGGCTGGCCAAGATGCCCAGGACGAGATCGGCGCTGTTCTTGAGTTCGGTGGCGGGGCTGACCTTGAAGGGCATCGCGGCCTCCTGTCGACTTGTCGGTCAGGGGGCATTATAGAACGGCCCTCGTGGGGCGTCTAGTCGGAGACCGTTTGCGTCTAGCGGCTTTACGTCGCGCCCGCTTCTTCTCGACCGGGGCCCACTCCATCAGCCACGGCACACACCAGGCGCACCGCAGCAGCTCGCGGGGTCGCTCGCGGCACACGCAGGCTACGCCGTGCTGACAGCCGGTGCAACGGTGGCCATGTACCAGGTGTCTGCTGAAGGACCATCGGGGGATGTTGGCGCTCAGCCCGTGCAAGAGCGGGCGCAGCAGGCCGTCGTTCCACGCGATATAGCCCGGCGTCACACCGCACCCACAAAGGCCACGTGGGCGCACCCATCGATGATGAACGCGGCCCCGCCGTCCGATTCGTACACGTTGCCGAGGCCGCCCAGGTAGATGCGGCAGGCGGTCGACTGAATATGACCGCCCGGATAGACGTAGCCGCGGCGCTTTTCCCTCGCGGTGATCTCCCGGTACATGACGACCCGCGGGCAGGCGGGACACCAGCCCTGAACGGGATGGGTTACAGAGTCGGTCCGTGGGCAGCCGGTCATCGTGACAGTGCTGGTGAAGTGACAGAGCATCGGGCGCAAAGGCCACCTTCCATCGTCTGTGGGCGAGAGGCTATGCCGCACAGATTGCAGCGAAGACGTAGATGCGCTCGGCGCTTTGCCTTCTTGGCAAAGGCAGCAGGCCCACGCTTTATTCGCGCAGCATGATTGTCGCGATGGGATTTACTCATGGTGGCTACACGTCACAGTATCAGCCTCAGGCACTCGGCGGTGGCCATTGACAGCGCCACGGCCAGGTCGATCTTACGGGTCTCGGACTTCTTGACGATGCGCAGCCGGGTGTCCTCCGACGCCGCAACCTTCTTGTTGGCGTTGACCAGATGCTCCCGCACCTCAGGCCACGCGCCGTCATGCCGCAGGCGGCGCTGGACGATCATCTGGTATAGCTGCCCATCGGCCACCAGCCGTTCCTGCTGCTGCCCAAACTTGCGGGTCCAGGCGACCTCGTCCTGCTGAAGCCGTGTCGCCATGTCGTGTAGCTGGTAGTCGTCGTAGGCGATCTGGACCACGTTATGGCCCGCGCAGAAGGTCCTGATCATCCGCTCGACCTCGCCGAAGTTGACCGGCTGGCCCTTGGACGGCTGCCACATGTTGGCCGATCGCAGCAGCACACCGCCCTCCTCCTCGAAGCCACCGGGCCGGTCAGGGTCCCGACTGACGACCACGACGGCGAAGCAGTCGCCGGTGACACCCGCGTCCAAGGCCATCACCAGGGGCGTGTTGTCGCCAAGCTCCAGCGGTATCGGCGGTCCCTTGCAGGCGTCCCACCAGGTGATGTCGATGAACGACGACTCCGCGCTGGCCCACTTGTTGTCGTGCAGCCTGGTGTAGTTGGACGGGGTCTGTGACGCGGCCTCGTTGGCGTAGTAGGCGTTGCCGTGCGGTCCCTGCTGCCACGGCTGCCGGTGCGCCTCAGGACCGCTGTCCCAGTAGGCGAACATGCTGGCCGCCTCGTTGACCCAACATGGCACCAGACTGTCGGGGTTGGGCGCCTCGGCAAAGGCCGTCAGGTCCCCAAGCTCGCCCGCAGTTAGCTGGCGCCCCTGGAGCACGGTCTGCTCGTACAGCCCATACAGTAGCTCGGACTCGCCCTCCCATCCAGCATAGGTCTCGACCAGGCGGATGCTGTCAGGGCGGGTGGGCGACGGGGCCATCTCGGACCAGAAGCGCAGGTCGTCCTTGTGGATGAAGCCCCATAGCTCCGTCCAGACCGACAGGATGGGATTGCCACCGGCCTCGCCGCGGTAGTCCTTAGCCACGGCCTTGACGATCGTGCCGGTGGCGATGCACTCGGCCCGCTTGACCCCATGCAGTTGCCAGACGCCGGGCAGACGCTGGCGGTCCTTGTAGTAGCCAGGGGTCTGCTCGACCGCGATCGTCATCTTGCGGAAGCCGCGCTCCTGGGCTTGGTCGGCATCGTTGCCCACACACAGTATCTCGCCGTACTGCCCCCAGGTCTCGGCGGCCCACTTGATGACCACGCCCGACACCGTGGTCTTCCCGGACTTCTTGGGCTCACTCCACAGGACCAGACGGAAGGGCAGACGCCCGTTTTCACGGCGCCCGAGACAGTACCGCAGGACCGCCGCCTGGTGGGGGGCGAACTGGATGGGCTCGCCGGTGTCCTCGAGGCGGAAGTTGCCCTGTCCCTGTGCCCAGTAGACGGGGTCGCGGCGCCCAAGTTCGGCCTCGACCGCCCCCAGGTCTATCTCAGCCGATGACGCCACCAACCCCGTCGATGATGTTGCCGTTGGCTTCGGCGATGCGCTTGAGGTGGAGGAGGTCTTCGATGGGGAGTTTGGAGTAGTCAACGCTAACACGCTCCTGTATCGTCAGGGGCCGCTCAGGGTCGCCGAGTTCGCGGTCGAGTCCGAACAGGGCGCGCTGGTCCTTGATGATGGCGCGGGCCTCGGCGACCGCTCCGATGTTCGGGTTGGTCTGAGTGGCCTTCGGCCAGATTGCGGCGAGGAGGCGTTCGAGCCGCGTGTTGGCCAGCATGCGCTGCTGGTCGGACTGGCACGTCAGGTCCCCGGCAAGCTCATCGAGGGCCTCGTGCCAGTCCGTGTTCACCGTGGTGTGGCTGACCACGACGGGCCGTGTGGGGTCACGGGCTAGGACCTCGGCGATGTCGCGGTCCGTACCGCCCGCCATCTTGAGTCGGAGGACGCGGTGGCGCCGTTCTTGCTGTGAAACGCGCTTGGCAATCGTGGTGTCCGTCGATGGCAACTCTCGGGCTCCTGGCACCTCTGGGCTGGCGGCCTCATGGCGGTGAGAGGTAGCCGCCAGAGCATACCGTACTTGCCACTACCCTAGCAACTCGGCGTTGCCGCCCGTATAGGCCTCCCACCGTTGGATGATGACATCGCAGTACCGGGGCTCGATCTCGACGGCATAGCAGGTGCGGTCCGTACGTTCGCAGGCGATGAGGGTCGAGCCAGAGCCGATGTAGGGGTCGCAGATGGCATCGCCAGCGGCGCTGAAGTCTCGGAGGATGGCCTCCAAGACCGCGACAGGCTTCTGCGTTGGGTGTACACGGTCGGCGAGTTCCACATCGCGGGAGCCCGCCCTGACCATGCCTGACCACATATGGCGATAGAGGCGGTAACGACCTGGGAAGGAGGTCCAGGCTAACTCAAAGTCCGAAAATGTATGCGCGCCCATCGCCTTGTCCCAACACAGCCACGCGGTACCCTCCAATAAGCGGTGGGCGAAATATGCGCCGCCAAAGATCACTTGGTTCCTTCCTAGCGTTAGGAGCGCGGTCGGGTCGAAGTGTTTATCATCGCCCGTAACTGGCAAGTATGCGCGTGGTTGCGGTCCTGGGCCAGGGCCACGCAGACTACCGAGTCCCGTCTGACCAATATTCTTTACGATACCGATACCGTACGG